AGTTGCTCCGACGTGTTGGCAGTCATGGTCTGCATGTCAAGCGCCATCTGCTTGATCTGTTGCGGGGGCAGCGGACGGCCGTCTGCGCCACGAAATTTCTTGAGCGCTTCCATCACTACCGGGAAAGTCAGGCCGTACTTGGGGCCGTTGACGCCGGGGTCGAGCAGCCGTGCCGCCGCGCTGTTCACGTCGTTGATGGTCGGATTGTCCTTAGACGCAATATGGCCAAACACGTGGTTGACCACGGCCATACGCTTCTGAAAATTGTCGAGACCGGCCTGATCGGCAACATGCCCGGCATTACGCAGCGTTTCCACTGCGTTCAGCGTCGGAATGGCCTTCATACTGCCCGCGACCGTACTCTTGAGCGATTGTGCAAGCTGGTTGCGGTCGATTTCACCGTCCGGACCGATAGCTCCCTGCACGGCCTTGCCAGCCTCAAGGTCGCCAATAGTGCTGGCCGCCTGCCCAAACTTGGTAATCTGGTCGAGCGGGTTCTCGGCCGGACGCGGGCGGGGATACGAACTGGTGTCGAATTCAGCCATTTAGTAGCCCTCACCATAGTCGGAAGGATCGAGCCCGGACAGGGGGTTCTGCGAACTGCCACCCCATACGCCGTTGCCGCCAAACGACGGGTTGCCGTATATGCCACCGCTATTACCGCCGCCCTGAAGCTGCTGCAGCAACGAAGCCGTGGTGAGCGAATTTCCGAGACCCCCCACTGCTGATCCGATGGCGTTGTAGTTGGCGGCTTGTGCGTTGCCCTGACCAGTAAGCGACCCCGTGATGGCGTTGGCCGTGTTCTGGCCGACGCCAGCGAGCGCCCCGCCCGCGTTGACGCCTGTGTTGACGACCCCCTGCAGCGCGTTGGTGCCAGTACCAAAGGTGGACAACAGGTTCTTGACCACGCTGTCCCACGTGTTGCTGGCAAGGCCTGCGTTGAAGGTAGACACACCCTTGGCGATAGCCCCGGGCGACCCACCGAGACCCCGGGCGGCCAGCGCGTTCAGCGCGGCGCGAGTGCCTTGGTTCTGCGTGAACTGGTAACCGGGGGTCTGTGCCAACGTGGCCGACATGTCCGCCCCGGGCGTCACCAACTTGATAAGTTGCGACAATGGGTTGGTGCCGCTGTTCGGGTTTGTCCAGTCCTGAAGATTCTGGATACCGCCCTGCCCTGCCTGAACGAACGGCATAAGCAAGTTTTTGTTGCTGTCGTACATCTGTCGCTGATTGGCGATAGATTTGTCGGCAGCGGCGGACTGGGCACTGGCTGCGTTGCTGGAGCCCCAAACCGATGCCCCCGCACTAAGAGCCGCTCCGCCTAGTACGGCGGCTGCAATCGAACACAACATAGCGTCGCGAAATTCAGTGTGCTTGATTGCTCTGGAGTGTATCACTTGTCGCCCCCGATCCATTTGGCGTAATAATTGTCGGCAGGAGCGAACCCGAGCAGCCGGTGCAGTTCCGGAGTGCCCAGCGGGTTATGCGTCTTGCCGCCACTGTACCACACTTGTACGCCTCGACGTTTCAGTTCGCGTTCCGTATGCCTGAACAGAGGCAGGGCCAGACCCTTGCCCCGGAATTCCGGCGACACGTAATAGATATCGGCAGTCCCGGTAAGCGTACTACGATAGTGGAACCCGGGCCGCACTACGGCGCAGTAATACGCCACCAATGTACCATTCCGCCTCGCGGTGCACAAGAATAGTTCACCGGCACGTTCCCGGCGCACATATTCCCGGTAATCCGGGTCGAGCGGCATCTTATCCCGGAATAGCCCCAGTTCGACGTGGTGGATGTCGAATAGCGGCTTAAGTTCCGGAATGCAGTCCTCAAAGCTCTCAATCTGGAGCGTGATCATGACTTGACAAAACCTTCGACCAGTGGTTCGATGACCTTATGAGCCCCCGTAGCATCGCGAAGAAGTTCGGTCGACCACTCTACAAATCTGGACACCCATGCCCCAAAAGGCATAATTCCCCTAGGTACACATCGTCCGGGCGCTGTAAGCAATGCTGCCGAGACGCAGGCAACCATTGGTATCGAAGCGACCCTGAGCGGTCTAAACGAACGCGAAAAGCTTGGTACGACGCCAATCCGGGTGTCAGTTCTATCTATGTGGCGAAGCGCAAAGCAATTCGCCTCAAAGCTGAAGGGGACTACACCAAGCAAGACCTGCATCGAATTATGGAAAAACAGGGCCTGTCCTGTTGGTGTGGGGTCAGCTTCTTGCTGGTCGACCCTACCGTGGACCACAAAACCCCCTTGTCCCAAGGAGGTTCCAACTGGCCCAAAAATCTGCAATTGTTGTGTCAACCATGCAACGATAGCAAAGGCACCAAGACGATGGGCGAATGGGTAAAGTCGCGTCACGGGTCTTGTCTCACGTCTATCAACATGTGAACACGGTCGTCTTTAGAATTGTTTATAACAGAGTGTTCGTCGTGGGCTGAGAACCACCACAATTCCCCAGTCTGCATGCAAACGGTCTCGTCGCCGCAAGTGAACAGCGACCCCGGGAAGCCTTGCAGCACCATATGGTAGCGCGTATAATACTTGGCGTACTCGCCCTGCGTATCAGCATGGGGCAAAATCTTCTTGCCCGGCTCCAGTCGCGTGATCAGGACGCGGCCCAGCCTCACCCCACTGACCACGCGCATGATGTTGAGAACTTCTTCCTTGGCCCCAAATACCTTGGCCATGGCGGGCGTATCCATCGCCTCCAGACTGTCCCCGTCCTTAGAACCAAAGCGCAGCAAGATGTCGTCCGCCGACATGTGCGGCGTGTTTTCGAACTCGCGGCGACAGTTGTCCGCATTCCAAAGTTCGGGCTGCCGGGCAATGGCGGCCATCATCGGCAGGACACGGAGGCCATCGGCCAGACGATAAAAATAACGCATGTTACTCACCCTAGTTGTGTGGACCAATACTGTGTGTCGGTGGTCTGGTTGAAAGTCTGTGTCTTGGTAGTAGCGAGGGAATACGGATTGTTCGGCCCCAGAGCGTCGATTTGTGATCCGACAGGGGGGTAGACCTTCAGGGTGCTAGCCCCTCGATTGATGACTGTATTAGGAACTCCGGCCCCGAAACTAGCCAACATGACCCCGGAATTGGCCGGGGTGGTCGACACGTGTGCCCATTCGGTGGTAAGGGGGGTGGCAGTGCCCTGCGTCGTCCCGGTCGCCACCACATTGGCTTCGGTAGTAAATCCTAGTACCCCGCCGACGAGGTTAGACAGTACGGCTGAAACTGACACGAAAAACTTGTACCAGACAGAACTTACCGTAAGTTCCATGCGCTTGTTACCAAGCTGCATGCCTGCGATCGGTTCAAGGCTAGACGGGACGTCGTTTAGCTGATTAGCCATGTCACCCTGCAGCCCTTACTGTTGGCAGCCTGTAGCAGTTCCTGTTCACTGTCGTAACGGTTCACGGGACGTCTGCCGTTTTCGACACCCCGGACCGGAGACAAAACAAATTCGTAACGGACGCTGCCATCCGGATTTGTCCCGATTGTCTCCTTCTCGGCGAATACTTCGCGTTTTTGTGACTGTTGGGGCACAATCCTCATGATTCGGCTTCCTCCGGATCGACATAAATGCCATTGAGGGCCGTTATTGCTCCGCTCGATGACCACACTAGTTCGTAAACCCGGTTCCTAGCTTGGCCTAGACGGGTCCACTGGGCTACGTTGTCGTATTCGCCCTGTGCGCCAAGCGGGGCTTCTTCAGGGTCGTACCAAGACTTGCCGCCGTCATCACTGATAAACAGCATGACCACTGGCATATCAGCGTTGGGGTCGGTCTCGGTCCCGCACTGCATATAGGCGCGCAGTGCGTTGTGGGTAATGCGGTTTAGTTCGTTCTGTATAACAGGGAAACCTCGGATGAACGTAACCGGTTCGCCGTCGTCATCGTCAACGGCGGTGCTGATTTCGTAGACTTCGCCAGTTTCCCAGTCCTGTGCAAAATTGGTGTTGTATGCCGAAGCGTAAAAACACGCGCGGTCCCGGTTCAGGACCCCGTTTTCGTCGGTGTACGCCCACTCGGCCCACTGATCGGTCGCAACGTCGTAAACCAGCGTCTTGTTTGCGGTCGGAAAGTGCCAGATGACGAAAGTATGGCCTTCGATCTGAAACGCCTGCCCGATGGCGTCGGAAATCGTCGAGAATTTCTGGACCATGGTCTCGATGGCGTGGGTCGAAATCCGCTTCGGCACGTACCCTTCGGACTTGACGAAAATGGCCCGGCCCTGCGCGTTGATAGAAATCCAGAACAGCGACGTGTCCGCGAAAATCTGCGAATACTTGGCCGCGCAGCCGTAGGGCAGGAATGTCGACGGCATCGCTTCGAATGGGAAATCAAGCGCACCGGACAAAATCCACGGTTCGGTCGAGTTGTTGTCTCCGAACAGCCACAGTTCCTTGGACCTGATGCCCAGCGTGATCAGGTTGTCTGCGTACGCCGACTTGGCCGCCACGTCAAGGGCGTCAAAAGTCAAGGTATTGGGTTGCGAGATTACGAAGTTCTGCGTGTTCGGAACCGTGTTAAATATGAAATACGTAGACAGGTACGCGGCTACGTCGGCCCCGGTGAACACCCCACTGGGGTCCACAATAGGCCCGAACGCGTAGGTGTTCATGTCAATGGAATAACCGGTAGTAGTGCCGTCCACCAGTGCGATTTCGGCCCCGCCCGTTATTCCATTATCAGCCATCGACACCGGGTTGTTACCCACTGCAATGTTACCAATTACACTGTGTGTGTAAACCTGATTGATAAAATACACCGTGTCATTGACCACGGCGAACAGGTCACCATTTGACGCGCGGTACAAACCCCGCCCCCGACCAGCGACCGGGGGCGTCCACCTCGATACCTTGCCCGGGCGCGGGTAATGCGTCGTAGGCATCGGGGACTTGATGTTCTGCGGGTTACCCTCAAGATACAGGTTGACGCATCGCTGCGCAGACGCAATGACGCTTCTGGCCTGATAAGCCCCTGATAGTAACGGTATCCCCAGCACGACGAAACCCCCGTCGCGTTAAGCGGAAAGCTGGGCCGCCCAAACGCCGTCACGCGGGCAGAAGAATTCCACCGATTTGCCCGCTGCCAGAGCATAGGCCGTGACGTTGGAACTGCCGTTGATCGTGTCCGTGGTGGCAGTGGCCTTGTTCACATTCGGGTTGGCGTAAATGTTCGCCGAATTGGCCGACGAATTGAACACCATCATCTTCTTGCCAGCGATGGCCTGCGGAAGCTGGGCGCTGTCCCCGGCGCTGGCGACGGTGCGGAGTTCGACCAGTTCCGCCTCGACGCCCTGCGAGTTGGGCACGCCAATCGGCGTAGCGGACGCCTGACCACCCCCGGCAAACGCCGTCACGGACTGCGTGAAGCGGTTGTTGCCTCCGGCGACACCACGAAGCCAGACGAAATCCGGCATCCCCACGCCCTGACCCTGTTGCGGTTCGCGACCAATCATGTTCGTCTCTCCTGTGTTAGATCAGCTTCCATACTGATCGGAATAGATATTGTAGCCCGCCCCGTAAGGCAGCAACCCCAGCGGCATGACCATTTCAGGCAACTGCAGGTTCATCTGCTGGATGGTGTCCAGAGAATCGTTAGCAAACTTGATGAGTTCAGGATCGGGCTTCATACCCTTGCCGTAAGCCTGTCGCAGTCGCCGCGCCAGATTGAACTTCATCGCCGGAACGTAGGGCTCCGGAAAGCTTGACAAATCGGTAGCCAGAGTGATGACGGGCATCGTATTCTTGGTCGTGATGTGCACGCTGTACATACCGGGCGGGCTGGGCCACGGGTACACGTACAAATCCGCCAGCGGCATCTTGGTGTCGAGGAACACCGACTGGGGAAAGGACGTCAACGTCTTGGTGGAAATTCGGTCGTAGTCTTCCCGGGCCTCAATGACCTTTAACGGGGTATCCACAGGCAAATTGCCCGCGCCCCCGGTGCTAAGTTGCCGCAGGAAGGCCGATTCGATGCGGTTCGGGCGGGGCGTCATATTGAAATCGCCCCCGGGACCGACCGTGTAAGGAGTAATACGCCCGTCCCCCACGAACCCGGTGTTGAGCAGGCTCCACACCATGTAACGCTGCGACCTCCACTGGCCGAGCATGTCGTTTAGGTCCGCAAGCGCGTCGGTGGTGTCGGCGCTACTGGGCGTAATACCTCGCCCCGTGATCCCGGACCTTCGCAGTGCGTCGTAAACGACAGTTCGGCCAGTGATAGCCATCGGTCAGTTCTTCTTCTTGAGCGGGTTGGGCTTGCCGCCCTCCGCCTTGGGGGTCGGGGCTTGCTCCGCTTCAGCAGCCTTGATCTGGCTCGCCAGACCCCCGTTCGGGGCTTCGGAGGCCATTTCCGTCGGCTCGTCGGCCAGCGGCGCTACCTTGGGGCCGGTCAAGCCCGCAAGAGCATTTTTCGGGGTCGCCCCGGCCTTTCGCACCGGGCCATCCGCCAGACCGGCAGCGCGCAAACGGGCGCGCAGGTCTTCGATGGTTTCTTCCTGCGCCGCAATGACGCTGGCGATCTGTTTGGCCGGGGTGTTGCGGTCGATTTCGTCCGCCACGTCCGGGTTCATTTCCTTGAACTCGACTTCGTCGACCGCTTCATAGAAAATCAGGACGTCGCCCGATTCGTTGATGATGATGGGCCGGTTGTTGTCGAGTAGCGGCATCTTCGGATATTCGCGGAACACGTACGGCGGAAACTTGGCCGGGTTGGTGTAGTCCACCATCGGGATCGACATCCGGATGTCGTGCGGCTTGAGCGCCCGGTTCTGACTGCTTTCCGCTTCCAGCCTGCTCTGCGTGCGCTGGGGCAACTTGACGTTGGCGACCTGTACTGCCATTTACTCTCTCCATTGAAAACAGGCTGGAAGTAGTGACGTCCCGGTTATTCGGGGCGCTTGCGGTTTCCGGACTTGCGGCCGGGGTTTTCGATCTTGGCGTCGTCGGGGACCAGTGCGGCAACATCGACTTCCTCGATCTGCGCGCCGTCTGCGTCTCCGGTATCGCCCGCCGCGTTGACAACATGCACCGGGGTTTGAGCCGCCGCCGCGTTGGTCACATCATTCGGGACGCGGTCGGGCTGGTGCGGGGGCGGCGCATCACTGACCATGTGCGGGACCTTGTCACGCAAGTCAAGGTGCGGAGCCTGAACCGGAGCGTCCACGACGCGGGGGGCAGGCGGTGCGGGTTCCGGAGCCGGTTCGTTGATAATCCGTTCGGCGTGGTGTTCGTCCTGCGCAATGTGGGAGGTGTTGTCCCACTTGCGGGTCACGTACTTGGGGTATTCTTGCCCGGAAGCCAGCGCGATCCCGGCCTCGCGGAGTAGCACCATGATGTGAGCAATGGTCTCGGGACCGTCACCCGCGCCGAGTTCGTGCGCCACGTCCTTGGCGAACTTGATCCGGTGCGCCTCGTCCGGGCTGCCCTGAAACGAATGGTCAGAAGCAAAACGTTCGCGGATCGCGGCGGCGGCCTCCTGAACTCCCATGTTCTTCATTTGCAAGTCTCCTGTGTTGTGGCCCGAAAATGGACTAAACAAAAAACTCGCCCGGGGGTAAAAGGTTCCCCGGGCGAGAAGTCTAGGGAGGAAACGCCCTACACTCGGTCGGGCACCACGCAGCCCCACTCGGGGCGCGTAGTCAGGGAACCGAACAGCACGTCAAGACGCGATGCTCGCTGGTCTGTGCCGATGACGTAGTCGGCGACGTAACGCATCGAGACGTTGTCGTAACGGTGGCGCGCGGTGATCTTGTTTTCCGGCATCGACAGGTCGCCGGTCGCCATCGTGATGGCTTCCGGAACGTAGCGGAAGTTCTTGCGGTAGGTGACGCCGGGGTTGGTGTAAAGCGAAATCGCCGCGCCGTTGGCGGGCGAAGACACCACGGTCTGGTACTGCACGTCATTGCCGCCCAACGACGGGATGATCGACGGGTAGACGTTGAGCGTGGTTGCACCATTGGCCGCGTTGGTCAGGATCACGAACTGGCGAAGTTCGCCGGTCGTGGTCTTGGCAACACGGTTGACGGCGATGGTGCCAGCAATGGTGACGATGTCCCCCACCAGCAACGTGCCGGTGATGGCGTTGACGATCAGCGACGGGCCGGTCTGGCCAGCGCCGTTGACGGTGCCTGCGGTGAAAGTTCCCGACGTGTGCTTGATGGTCAGCGCGTCGGAGAACCACAGGGCGTTCAGCGCCCGGTACATCGTGCCGTCGTAGTACTGGTCGGAGATAGCGGTCGACGGGTTGAGCAGACCGGACAGCGACGTGACCACGCGGGCCTCGGTGCGGGGATCGTTGATGATCTTGTGCCGGACCGGGGGTGCCGAGTTGATGTCGAGGGTCGCCTTGGCGTCGAGGTAGGCGCCATCATTCGGCGACAGGATGTTGTTGCCCGCGTCGAGGTTGGCGGCGATGTTGCAGAGCGCTTCCGCGTTCTGCTGCATGATGTTCGACGAGACCTTGCCCGCAAGGTTGTTCATCATCGGCAGCAGGATGCGCTCCGAGAAGTCGTCGAGCGACAGCAGCATGTCGGCCGAAGTGAACGAAACGTCGACGTGCTTCTGGTACGACATCGTCAGCACGGTATGCTGTTCCGCAGTGTCCTGAACCGACAGCGCCGGGCCGTCCGTGACGGTGTAGTCATTCGGCAGACGGATACGAAGCTGCGAACCGATCTTCTCGCCGCTCTGGCCAAATTCCTTGTCGTACTGCCGGGACAGGTTCTTGATGAAGGCGTTGGAGTTGACGAACAGCGGGATCGCCTCGCGGGTGATCATGCTGATGGTGAGCAGGTTATTTGCCACAGGTATTCTCCTGAATAGAATGCCCCACCCTTTATACCCGGGGGACGATCTGGTTCAGGGAGTGCCCATCTTCCCTTTAGACTGGGGGCGACCACGGGTACTTGCTATCTCGCGCCCGGACGCGACTAGGCGTATCAGTCGACGTTACTGAACTTCTTGCGACGAGTACGATTCCTTTCGGCGTACCACGCTGCGTCGTCAACGTTGTCGTTGTGCAGGTCGACGGACTTCGCGGCGACACGCCGCCCGGTGCTGTCCAAGGGGCGCGGCGGCGGCGGAGCATCGCCGGGCCGCTTGGAATCCGTCTTGGAAGCCGGTTTGGGAAACTGCTTGAGCGACAGCTTGACGAACTCGGCGAACCGCTTGGCAGGCGGCAGGCTCATGACCCGTTCGTAAGTGTCGGGGTTCGAAAGCTGGTACAGCACCACATGAGGCTGTTCGGTCGCCATGATGTTCTGCATGTCGGGGATTTCGACGCCGCCGAGCTTCGGCAGCTTGGCAAGCGCCCCGTCCCACTTGCTCGAAAACAGCGACTTGCCCTGCGCAAACGCCGCGTTGCAGGCTTCGTCGTAGGTGGCCTGCGCGGTCATGGTCTTGGCGAGTTCGCGGGCACGTTCCTCGACCTGCGTCGGGGTCAGGTCCGCCCCGGGCTGGCGCTGCACGATGGTTGCCGCCGCCTGAACGTCTTCCTCGGCGGACCGACGCTTGGCGTGGAGCCGGTCGATTTGGCGATCCCGCCAGCCAGTTTCGCGGGCCAGCCGCGCTTCGACCTTGGCCCGCTGTTCCGGGGTCAGCCCGGCGAGTTCGTCTTCCTCGTCATCGTCGCCGGTACTGTCGCTGTCGTCATCTGCCTCGTCGTCCCCGGCATCGCTGCCGGTGTCGTCGCTCGCTCCGCCGTTTTCGTCCTGACTGGTCGCGCCGTCCGCGCCCTCGCCACTGGTGTCGTCCGCACCGCCTTGGTCCTGCGCGCCTTCACCGCCGTTGGGCGGGTCATTGGGGCCGAGCAGCAGGCTGGTGGTGCCTAGGAAGCGATTCATCAGCAATTTGTGCATGGGTTACTCCGTTACTTGCACACAGTCGAAAGCTGTTTCATCATGTTCTTGGCCTCGGTCTTGGCCGCCCGCATGAGGGGCTTGTTCTTCTGGATTTCGGCAGCCCGCTGCAGGGTCCGCAGCGCTTCCTGTGCTTCCCACTTGTCGACGCCGCCGATCTTGGCAGCGGTGGAAAGGCCGGGCGGGCTGTCGCTCACGATCTTAACCGGGATCGGCTTTTGCTTGCCGGGCTTCTTGGTGACCTTGTTGAGCCTATTGACCAATGGAAACCCCCCCGTTAAGGCGGCGCTGCAGAAGTTCCTGCGCCAGCGGCGACGTGGACTTTTCGTGTTCCTCAAGCAAGGCCTTGTAGATGGCATCTTTCATCGGGGCGGTCAGTGTCGGGTCCTGCAGCATCTGTACCAGCCGCGCCCGGGCGAGCGTCACGAAATACTTCCAGCCGGGTTGGTCAATCTTGATCTGGCCGTTCGGCAGGACCTGATAACCCTTCTTGTAGTGTTCCCAAGTCGGGTAGGTCTGACGGAACCGTTTCGAACGTTCCCGGTCTTCCGGAGCAGTGCCAAAGATGTCCCCGGCCGACTGCTCATAAAAAGCGCCCGCCAGTTCCTTCGCAACATTCCGGATAGTGCGTTCGGTCATAGTCGCCTTTATAACACGGTTCGGGGCACGGAACTAGTCCCCCCTCCTGTCGAAAATTCCAAGGAGGATGTACAGCGGCCATGCCAGCGCCCGCAGTAGTATCCCCCCGAACGTCACGCCCGGGCCGCTGTCGAGAACCTGAACCCACATCACGGCCACGAAACCCAACATATAGACCGCCATCCCGGTGATGGCCCAGTGGATCACTTCTTCTTGTTCGCCTTCTTGACGGCGGCGCGGTCCATCTTCTGGTCAGCCTTCGAGCCTTCCCATTTCGACATTGAAACGCCCTTTTTCTTGGCCATCTTCTTGTCTTTGGCCTTGTCAGCCTTGGAACCTTCGAACTTCTTCATGGTCATGTGCGACGACATAGTTCACTTCTCCTGTTTAAATGGGTCGTAGTCGACCGGGGTTAGAGGGAACGGAATTCCGGACATGTAGAGCGGGAAGCCCTTGCCGATGGCTTGGTCCTTCCACGCGGGTGGGATATCGAAATACAACACGTCGTGGTACGGGTTGGTCACCTTGTCTTCAGGGATATAGTTGCCGATCATATCCCGCATACCGGGGGTTTTGGACTTTTGTACTTTAACCCCGTGCGCCTTGCCCAGCTTCTCCACCATCTTGGGCAGCATCTTGTCGTAAAACTCGCGCATGCCCTCGCCGCCGACCTTAAGGCCTTCGCCCTCGAACTTTATTTCCTTGTCGGCTTTCAAGATTTTCTCGGCCATATCTTTACCGACCAAATCGGCCAAATTCTTACCTTCTGACCCCCTGAAAGCGTCGTATCCTTGTGTCACTATCCCTTTTTCGTCCACCAGTGCCGAAGCGTGCACACCACTGCGCGCATTAACGGCCACGTGCCGGTCTGATTTTCCAATAGGAGGCTTGACGTTAATGTGTTCGACTTGTTTCGACAGGTCGTACCTCGCCGCCTGCGCCTCGCCCGGCGTCCACGAAATCCGGTCCTTGCCCTCTTCCGCCGCCAGACGGATCATGCGCTTGAGCGCGAGTTCGGGCCACGAAGTCTTGAAAGGAGCGTCGGGGACGCCCGTTTCTGGACGAACCTTAGCCAGCTTGCTATTTAAATCAGACACGAGGCTGACCGCATCTTGATACGCCTTGTCTTGAGCGGTATGATCGTTTATTTTTCGCGCGGCCTGATTTCGATCTTGGTGATTAGGGTGTTCTCGTTCGAACCTGCCCAGAGTTGTTCCGATAGCTTCAGTCTGGACCCTGTTTTCTTCTCTCTTAACTGCTAATTTAGCTTCTTTTAATTCTTGGGTCAGAGCCTCGTATTGTTTCTTGGTATTGTGATCCCGATAACCGACCTTTCTTCCTTGCTGGTGCCAGTCGCTCTGGATTTCCTCGATGTGGAGCGAGGGCTTGCCGCCGACGTCGCGCTCGTTGGTGCGCACGTGGGCAAGGACGTTAGGCTCGTCCCAATGGGAAGAACGATACCGCCCTGTGTCTTCCGTCACGCCTTCCTTGCGTAACTTGCTGATTTCTTCTTCGACCTGCGCCCACCGCGCTTGTTTCTCCGGCGTTAGTCCCTGACCTTTGGAGCGCAGATATTCGTCCGACAACGCTTTATACTCGGCATTTAGTTTAATAATCGGGTTGCTTTCCGGCATCGTCAGCAGGTGCTCGCGGTAGTTCTCGCCGCCCGGAAGTTGGTAACTTTCGTATTTTGTGTTACCCTCGTCGAACAGATGCGAATACCGCTCCGGGCTGTTCATGATGTCTTGATGGAAGTCTAGCCGCGCAGCTTCGATTTCATCTGGGCGCGGGTAACGACCATTGTCGTCCTTGAAATTCAACCGCCACTCATTCAACGAATCGGTAACGGCGTCATTGATCGCGCCCTCGCTCATGCGGCCCGGGCCGCCTTTCGTCACGTCCTTTATCTCGACCTTGTGTTCGTCGAGATACTGCTGCACGTCCTTTTTCGACACCTTCCCCTTTTGCCCGGCCAGCCAGTCGCCAACGCCGGTCCACGCCAGTTCTTCGGCCTTGACGCCGGGCTGGTTCTTGAGATAGCCCGCCCACTGTTGGGGCGACATCGTATCCTGCGCGGCGTTGGTCACGACATGTTCAAGCGCGGAATAGAACACGGGGGCCGGACCTTTGGTCGAATTGGCCACCGCCGCGACGCCCGAACCGGGCGTGCCGCTGTCAGACATCAGGGTGGGAGCCACGCGGTCAAGATCGGGATGAACGTTGGCGTTGACCGCCTTTTCCGCCTGCGACTTGGTGTTGTGCTCACTGACCGGGGCAGCTTCTCCTTCCCGGAAAACCCCCCACTTCGACCCGGACTTGCGTACCTGATACCCCGGGATGTGGATCATCATGCCCGTGTCTTTGTTCCACGGAAACCACGTATCGGACATACTGCCTTGACCCCGAACATAACTGACCTTGTTGGGGTCAACGTTCACCCACGCCTCGGCATGGGCGCGCGAAGTCGGGTCAAATATCACCTGACCGTTTTTGGTGTCCACCACCTGTACCAGCGGTTCAGCAGAAGGTCTGATCCGCGACCCCGGGTTGCCAGCCGTCAGGAACTGTGCGTCCTGTCTGGTCCTGCCGGTGTAGATGGCATTGCCGTCCTTGTCGACGACATCAAAGCCTTTTTTGTTGGTCGGGCGAATTTCGTATCCGGGCAAAGTGTAACTGTCACGCATTGCGGGCCTCACTGGTCCAGACCCCAGTGTAGCAGTCCCGGGCCGTTGTGCCAAGGCCCCCGGAAACGCAAGTCCGGCCGTATCCTGCGCGCGTTCAATCACTTCCGGCGAAGTGTGCCCGTCTTCCCACATGTTGACGCGGCCTTGCGCGACTTCGCCCGGCAGCGTTGCGCCGGACCGTACCATCTTTTCCGGCCACAATTGTTGCCGTTCAGTCCCGGGTTCGCGCGGCCCCAACATCAGCGTCGGAGCCGTGGTCATCACGTCGCCAAGCCGTTGCATCGGGTCGACGCCGCCCGTCAGGTACTCGCGGACCTTGCCGATCAGCGCCATGATATCAGTGGGCGCTTCCGGGGCAACGGCTTGTTCCAGTTTGTTGGACGGCATCGAAATGCCGCCGCCCATCGGATCGCCTACCGGCGCGTCCTCATTTCCGGTAATGTAGACGCGCCGCAACGGGCGGCCTTCGTCGTCCCGGGTCGTAGTGATGTCGTCAAGCGGGTTGGCCACCACCGCCTCCATTGAACGCGCCCACGTCTACCTTGAAATGCTGGCCGCCGCGACGGATGTAGTGGTGTCCGTCCGGGGCCTGTCTCGGCTCAAGGAAATCAGCGTTATCGTCGCCGCCCTGCAACTGGTCGTCCTGCCCGGTCGCGTTGATGTTGGGCATCGATTCGTCGTCGCCCACACCTTGGTCGTCCGGGATCGGCATGCGCTTGTCAAAATCGGTCTCGCCTTCGTTGCGCAGGACATCGCGCACCATGGCCTGAATGAGCGTGCGGAGTTGGTCGCCTTCGCCTGCCCGGTCGAGGTCGAGTTGGGCGTTGGTGATCGCCGTGATCCGCTTGCTGCGCGCGTCGTATTCCTGAACGTCGGTCTTGCGATAGTCGTTGCTGGCGCGGGCCGCGTCGATGGAATTCTTTTCGCTCTTGTCCTTGAGTTGGCGATCCTTTTCGGCGATCTGTTGCAGCATTTCCTGCAGGGCCTGCCCGGCCTGCTGCAGTTGCTGTTCCAGTGCCGCCACCTGCGGGTTCTTTGCGCCTTCGTCAAGTAGATACGGAGCCAGTTGCTTGATCTTGCGACGAAGACGCTGGGCAATTTCGTCCGCCATCGGGAAGTCCGCCGACAGGAACATCAGGTCGCCGATTTCGTTGATCAGGTCCGGAGCGCCGGTCACGATCTGCACGAACGCGTTCCAAGCTTCCTGCCGCTGGGTGGCATACGCCGGGCCGGGCTGCGCCTGCACCTTGTAGCGCCCGATATTCGGGTTGAGTACGGCAGTGACCTTGTCCATGGTCTTCTGCTCTTCATACGGGCTCTGCGCGGCCGGGTCGATGGTCAGTTGCCGTTCGGTGCCATCCTTGTCGAGGATTTGCACCACTTGTTTGGTTACGTACACGTGCGGAATCCAGTCGAGCAGGATCATGCCGAGATACTGGATGCCAAGGGCCTGATTGTCGATGAAGTCGAACGTCAGGATGTCGCCCTGTCGCCGATTTTCCGTCAGGGCCTTTCCGGTGCGCTCCTGTGTCGATTTGCCGAACTGGGCGGCACCCTGACCGGACGACATTTCGAGTTCACGGGAAGCGATTTCCATGCCCGCGAGATACGCCTCGGCAGACTTGGCGGGGTCGACACGTTGCGGGGGCGGGATCGGATCGCCGTCGCGGTCCTTGTGGCGATAAGTCAGCACCGCCTTGTTGTCGATGTTCGATCTGTTCCAAGCGTTCTCGTTGCCTGAAATAGCCTCCAGCGCCACCAGCCAATTGGTCTTGGTGGACAGCGCCGCCGCTTCGGCTTCCGCGCTGGAGTTGTAGTTGTACATACGCTGGGCGTCTTTCATCGACCGCACCAGACCCTTGCGCTCCAGCTTGCCCTCGATCACGCGCTCGCGGCCCACGAACCGGAAGATCGGGACGTACTGGGTCTTGTACTCTTCGCGGTCGATGATTTCACGGCCCACGATCTTGAACCACTGCAGCCGCTTGATTTCCGTCTTGCGGGTCTTGATTTCCACGTTGGCGGGCAGGTCGCCCTTGTCGAACGCCGCTTCCGCCGCCCGGAACGATTTCATCATCGCCGAAGGAATTTCGGACTTCAGGAAAATTGCTTCGTTTTCGCCTTCCTTGAAATAGACCAGCGTGTCTTCCTTGCACACGATGCGGTAGTATTCGCACTGCCGGATGTGGTTCTCACCGATCCAGTCGGCCCCGACGCCCTCGCCCAGCGGCGTGCTGCTCGGCGGCGCGTCCTTGCCGTGTTCGCGCTGGTATTCGGTGCGCAGAATGTCGTCGAAGATAAAGCCGTACTTGGCGTCCGATCCCGACTTCTGCTTGATATCCGGGTCGATGTATACGTTCATGTGGTTCTGCACCGGCATGACGCGCAATTCTTGGTCGAATGACAGCGCGTCCGGGAAGATCGGCTGGACCCGACCGTAGCCGATACCGCCCTCGACTTGGTTCTGCGACATTTCATCGTAGATCGCAGTCGCCGTCGACTGATATTCGATGTTGCGAATGAGCGCTTCAAGGCCCTGCGCCGCCTGAAACGACGTCTCGGTGCCAGCGGGCTTGATGACGATGCCCGCCTTGTTCTGGCGGCTGTCATTAACCACCAGATTGACGTGGTTCTGCACCTTGTTGATGGTCAGCGCCGGGCGGCGAGCCAGCATACGGGAATTGCGCAGATCGTCCGGCCACTGCCAGCCGTTTTCGCTGTCGCCATTGGCGAACTTTACGTCGTCCACGAACTTGGGGCGAAAGTCGGATTCCCACAATGAGCAGTATTCGAACCGCTCATACGCCTCGATCAGGATTTTCTGGTCTTCGGCTGGCATGTCGCCGAATTCGTTGGACTCCTGATTTCGCAACATCACCGACCGCTCGACGGGCGGGGTCGGCAACATCCGTTCCCGGGGCTTCCTGTTCTTGGCCATCAGCGCATCCACCCGGTGTGTTGATCCTGCACGTGGTTGTAATCGTCGCGCGCAAAGTCGTCTTCGTCGCCGAATTCGTCATCACGTTCGTAAATATCGGCCTGCAGGCTCAACGCATAGTGACCGAGACTGTCGGCCGGATGCGAAGCCCAGTTGTGGAGGGGCTGCGCGGTGCGCTGGCCCTTTTCGTTGACGCCGTACTGGTAGTGCTGCAGCCCCAGCACGCCTTCCGACGTGTCGGCCTCGTTGAAGAACAGGCGCGGAAAGATCGAACGCAGTGCGTTGATGCGTGTCAGCGGCGAAGTGGCGGGGATCGGCTTCGGCACCCGCGCATCGCCCCAGTTGTCCCGGGCCTGTCGCAGGATCGAATGCCGTGCCTGTACCACTTTGTGCTTGGCGTCGTGAGGCAGGATGATCTTGCCGATGCGGTAGGGCAATTCGTCGACGTAGTCCATGTAATGCGAAAAGTCGAACCCGGTGTTGCCATAGTAGCGAATGACGGCGTGGTCCATCCCGACCTGCTGAGTAAACCAGAGCGACATGGTATCCGCGCGGCCAAGGTCGAACGACACCGTGACCGGCTTGGTCTTGTCGTGCTTCACGTGCGGACTGATACGGCAAGGGTCGTCGGTCAGTGCGGCGTACAGTTCCTTGGCGTAGATCGCACCTTGCAGCGTCTTGCGGGGCTTACCGCACCAGACGGTGAGATAATTGTCGTAGTCCTTGGCCTTCGCGGCTTCCATCTGCTTGCGCAGGATTTCCGGGAACCACGGATTGTCCCAGTAGTTGATTTCGACGACGATGGTGCCCCCGGGCGGATCAAGCACGAACCGCTTGTAAGTCTCGTCGGTGGCGAGTTCGGGGTTGAACTCGATCCAGACTTCGGAGCCCTGACCGAACGGCCCGAACGGCGGATCGCGGCGGACGGTCGGCAGCAGGGCCTCCCACGCGCCGAACGAAATAAACGTGGCCTCGAATACGATGCACAGGTCGATAGCTTCGTACGACTTGATCTTGTTGAACTGGTTCTTGAGCCCGGCGAACACGAACCGGGTGCCGTTGATGCCCCGAATTTCCTGATCGAACGCAGTATAGAAGTGCGACAGGCCCATCGCATCGATCTGGTCGCAGATCAGCTTGTAGACCGATTCGTCGATGGACTGCTGAATTTCGCGCGTGCACAGCACAAACAACGGGCGTTGCGACCCCAGCACCAGTGCTGCGCGCACCATGTCCCACGACTTCGAGCCACCGCGTCCGCCATGAAATACCTTGTACATGGCGGGTTGGCGCAGCAGACACATCGCCTTCTTAGGGAATTGAACCCTAATCTTGGGGACGAGGGCTGCGGAAGGGTTCACGGGCGCTCAATTCTTGCCGTAGGTGACGAACCCCGTGACAGCCCCGGTCGTGGCAGTGAGGCACAACGCGTTGCTATCAGCCGTACTGAACAGTGCCCCGCGACTGGCTGTCGCCACGATGTTGCCCTCGTCCACCATTCGCATCGCCCCGGTGATGCTGGTCGTGCCGGTGGCGCAGTTGGTGCCGGTCCCGTACACGAACGTGGCCACGGTGGCCGCCGTGTCGCCCGTGATCACGAACGAACATACCCGGACGCGCCGGCCCGACGTCAGCGCCACGATCTGCGTAGTGGCCGCCGCCGCAACGGTGATGGCTGCCGAATTTGAACAGTCGAACTCCGGAACGAAAGAGCAGCGGGTGTTGCCCGGATCGGTGACGCTGCAGACTTGGTAGCCCGGCGTGACCGGATTAGGGGTCTGCGCCTGAACCCGCGTCCCCGTACATGCCCCCAGCAGGAACAGCGACAGCGCCATCAGCGCCCAAAGTTGCTTGGTATTCATTTCTGCCCTCCAGCGAGCTTTTTGATGTCGACTTCGCCAGCGGGCGCGACCTGATCGATGCATTGTTGCATCGAGAATTCGTGCCGGAACTGACCGTCCGGAAGCTTTTCGTCGGTACGCACGACCCGCATCATGACCATCTGGACGTTGATTTCGGTGCCGTCCTCCAACAGGAACCTTAACAGCGGATTGTTGACGGCGGTGAAATCGACACTGGTTCTGGCCATGAAAAACTCCTGAAGCCCGCGCCCCGTTGTTCGGGACGCGGGCCTTAAGTTGTTGGGTTTACTGAACGCGGTACCACTTGGTGTTGGCGGTAACGTAAATCCACTCGACGCAGGACGCCGCGCCGGTCGCGACCGGAACGAGCATGGCGGTGGGGGCGTTCATCACGGTGGTGCCGGACCCGGCCGTGACAGTCAGCGCGGTGACGATCTGCGTGGTGCAGAACCCGAGACGCTGGCCGTCCGTCAGGGACGCGGCGGTCGGAAGCGTGATCGTGTGAGCCGCGATGGTGCCTGCCGGTTCGATGATGACTTGACGCGTGGTGTTGGCCACGGTGGTGGTCGTGCCGGTCAGCGGGGCCGAATACTGGGTCGCGCCGCCACCGATGCTGAGAACCTTCATCAAGGCGCTCTGCGGCGACTGGCCCGAAGACAGTGCGGTGTCGACCGGGATCAGTTCATTGCCGGTGACGACGGTCGGACCGGCAGGCACGGTGGTGACGCAGACCTGACCGGTGGTGCCGGTCGAGTAGCCCGCGCAGTACGACGCGCCGCTGATGATCGGCCACGAGTTGTTCCAGAAACCGGCGATGGCCACCGGAGCCACAAAAAGCAAGGCCAGCGCTGCCGCGACGGCCAAAATTCGAAACTTCAATACCTTGGCCATCTTGGCCCCTCCTGTTTAGGCGACGAAGCCCGTCGCTACGGCACGCTTTCTACTTTTCTGTTGCCCCGGTGCAGGCTGCACGTCGAAGATCGGGTGGCTTTCGCCAAACACCTTCTTGGCTTCGTCTATAGACAATTCCGGCACGTTCGGCGGACGGATCAGCTTGCGCCCCCACACTACATCCACGCGCACCATCAGGCTGTCGCTTACGATGTGGTAGTCGACCAGCACGCGGCGGTCGAACTTGTATTCCGGCAAGATCACGGAAGTCGGCGCGACTTTCATCAGCCCTTCAGCCCGGACGACAGCAGGCATCGCCAATAGCGCTAGGCCACTGGCGATAAAACCGCGTCGTGAACTGGGACCGATCATTTCTTGCCCTTGCTGTCGATGAACTCGATTTCCATCGCCACCGGAATTGCGGCCCCGCCCGGGCCTGACAGTTCGTGGCGTTCGGTATTGTAGCGTTCGGGCTTCTTGCCACGAAGCACGAGGCCAAGCAGTGTGTCGCTATACTCGGTGATCGTGCCGACCATCACGCCTTGCTGGTACACGGGCTTTTCGACGCCTTCGACCGCGCGCCGGGTGGCGGCGTCCTCCAGCACGTCGACGCCGTCAGCATAGGCTTGTTTCCAGCGGACGCAGAAATCGTCAGCGTAGCTGCCGTCTTCCTGCAGGGTGGCTTCCGAATCTTGCTTCCAGCGATAAGCGGTGGCCGAATCGATGCCCGCCGTCCACGACGACTTCTTGACTGACCAGCCCTGCGCCATGCTGGCAAAGAACGCGTCTTCCACAGCCCGGGTCCGTTTGGCGCTGAACTTGGAAGGCGGAGCCTCAGCCAACTTGCGGCGACGCTCTTCCGCCATCGCTTGAACAGCAGCCGGGTTGTCGACCGGTGCCGGTTTTGAACCTTTCTTGACAGCAGACTTTGCCAATGACGCCCCGCGCGTGAATTCCGTCGCACGAAGGGTGAACCCCGTGCCGCTGGGCATGAAACCTACCACGCCAGACCGGGTTTTTACAAGCCCCACCCTTTTCAAAATTCCCGCTCTACCCCCACCGACCCCATCAGCACCGTAACGACGGGCCTTCGAGGCACGTCTCTGAAACTGCGACTGCGGTCGACCCCCGTCCTTCCGTCCTTTTCTTTAATTTTATTAATTAATTAATTTTTTAAAGAAAGAAGGAAAAACAACCCCCTCCGGCCCATAAAAGGGTCTCTCGCGCGTGCGCGCACGTACGTGAGAAAATCGATTGCCACACCCATGAGACTGGCTTCGAGGCCCGTCGGACGGGCGTTTGCGACTGTGTGGGTTTGTCTGAACCCCCTCTAAGGCCCGTCTTCCGGGGGCCGATCCCCTCGCCGGGTCTTGACGACGCGGGCGAGGGGTGCTTTAGTGGGGCACGTCGAAAGCTTCGAACCGACAAGAACGCAGCTTCCGACAACACAGCTACCAGACTACCACAGTCTGTGCCTAGGCACAAGAGGGGTGTATATGACGAAGTCTCGCCTAAAGTCCAAATTCCTGAGCCGCGACCCCGGACCGCCCCACCGCGATAATTACCGCGCCACGCTGGTCTGGCGTTGGCTTCAGTGCGTGCAGCCCGGGACTGACGAGGTTGGCACCGCGATCCGGGCCATGAAAAGTCGCCGCGACATGCCGGGCCGTTTTTCCAATCGGACGCAGATTACTACCTATCTCGTCGGCCGCTGTAAACTGGACGCTGCGCTGGCAAACCGGGTGGTCTACCACCTGTGGAACCTCTACTCCGTTTATCGCGACAGTCTGACCCATGACGAGACGCCCACGGAAGTAAAGACCACGCAGATGCTGCCCAACATGTACGACCCCGGCGAGGTTTACACGGGCGGCAATGCCCGCAGCAAGTTTTTGTCGCGATGACTACCATTTCCCTCCTGATCGCCCGCAATTTCGAGGCCGCTGATCGCGAGGCCGTGGGGGAATGGAAGTGGCAACGGGCAAGCGAAGCGTTCGGACGCTACGACTATCGTCGTCCGGATCGTGCCCGTGAAATCATCCGCTGGCTACCCGACCGCCGCGACCAGATGAACGGCCTTGCGTGGTGTACCAAGGTCTATCTCGTCCCGGGCTGGGAGCTTCGCGACACTGCCGATCATATCAGGCACTGCATCGACACTGGGTTTTTCATTGAGGAAAACCCGGTGTTGCCCGCGCCGCGCTCGCGCCGGGACAAGAATGCCGAGACGCTGGCCATGCTCAAGAAGAGCCTAGAGGTTCTGGAGAAGCGACGATGACAGGGATCGAGACGACTTTTGAGGGCGCGCTTTGGGCGCTCCTGATCGGCGCTGTTGCGGTGGTCGCGATTGTGCGGCTGGTGCAGGCCGCGCTCGGCGCGACCGATCACACCGACCGGAGATACGACCAATGACGCAATCGAAGTGGGTATTGCTGGCGTGGTTTCTGATGGCGTTCGTTGTGCTGTTGGTGTGGGCGCTGACGTGCGCGATCCTCGTGCTGGCGTCGATATAGGGAGCGCGTGCGATGATGAAGGCATACTTGATCGGCCTCGTCGGCACCGTCCTCGCCATCGGCCTGTTCATGCAGGGCGCGGCAGACCGCTGGCACGCGCGGCAGGCGCAGTATTCCGACAGCGGCGCGTCCTGTTCATGGGAGCAGGGCACGCGGTACGACGGCGGCCCTGATGGCCGCCAGCCGACAGGGGACGGGCATTGGGAAGTGGTGTGCAGATGAGGCCTCTTTTCCAACCTCCCGGCATGTTCGGCGGCCTGCGGGTCATCGTCAAAGACGCTCAGGAGCAAATGCGCACTGCACGCGACGTGCTTGGTCCGTGGGTACGGCCTAAGACGCCGAGCAAGGCGAAGGGCCGGAAAGGTACGCGACGTATGTGGAAGCGCCGCAACGCGCCTCACTATGTCTACTACTATTGTGAGCCCGACGATGTTCTAGTGCTCGCCGGTCAGACCGTCATCGCTACCCCGAAACAGTACGACGCGATCCGCCGCGCCACACCTGAGCAGGACCGTCAATGACCGCGCCCGCATCGTGGGGGTGAGGCGGCAAATGATTAGGCTTTTCAACCGCTGGCTTGGCGACAATCGTTTCGACCGTACCGTCGCACTGGTCCTGATGGCCATATTACTGGCCCCGCTGTTCGCTGCATTGGTCACGGGCTACTGGCCGTGGTTGTTGCTCTACGTGCTGTACTTCGTCGTCTTCCTCATGGCAGGTTAAAAACAAATGACAAAGGCGGTTTCACGCCCCGGTTCTTCCGATGCCGTCATGCAGACACTGGCATGGACGCGCAAGCAAGGTTTCAAGGCCGTTCCGCTCCACCCGGCGCAGAAGGCCGCCATTTTCCGGGACTACGTAAAGCCCGACTACGTCACACCAGACGACAAGGTATGGAGGTTAAATGACTACGGCATTGGTGTTGTTACTGGCCCTGAATGCAGTGGCCCTGTTGACGTTGATCTGGATTGCGAAGAAGCAATCTTCTTCGCGGCGCGATTTTTTCCCCCAACTGCTGGACAATTCGGACGAGCTTCAAAGGCTAGGAGTCACTACCTTTACCGAGTTGAAGAGAGAGGGTTCGAAAAGCATGCTTTTATTGATCCAATCTCCAATTCTACAATCCTTGAACTACGAGGAGACGGAGGACATCAGACGGTGCTTCCGGGCTCTGTGCATGAGTCAACTGGAGAGATCGTCGAGTGGACCGGGGCCGTCTTCCCTGACATACCCACCGTCTCTGCGGCGCTTCTTGCCAGAGCCGCCCGCAAATCCGCCATCGCAACGCTGATCGTTCGCCACGTCTGGCAACCCGGCTACCACAACGAACCCTGCAAACACCTTACAGGTCTGCTGTTCTATCTCGATTGGGCGCTCGAAGAAGTCGAGGAAATCATTACGGCAGTGATGGATTATACGGGCGATGATGACAAGTCAAGACTTCCAACGGTTAGGGCTACGTATAAACGCGGTGCGGCGGGCAAGAAAATTAGCGGGGCTGGGGTCCTGCGCAAGCAACTCCACGACGACCGGGTTGTGGACAAGTTGCTGGAATGGGCCGGGTCGCCCACGGTCAACCTTCTGCAGGATTATAACGATCGTTTCGCTACAGTCACCGTTGAAGGTAAATTTCGCATCGCCGGTTTCTCCACTCGTCCCGGTGAACCTCCAACTTTCTATGCCAAGGACGACTGGCTGAACAAGGTCGGCACCGACTATACCGACCTTGAAGTAGACGGCAAGATCAAGAAAGTCCTGAAGGGCAATCTGTGGCTCAAGTCGCCGCGACGCCGCACCTATGAGCAGGTCGATTTTAGGCCCGGCGAGGAAGACGACGGCCACACCCTGAACCTTTGGGGCGGCTGGGCGATCCAGCCCGACAAGGAAGCCTACGAGGCCGGGGCCTGCGACGGGTTCCTCGACCTCGTCTATTCAGTGATCTGTGGCGAAGACGAGGAACTGTCAGTATGGCTTATAAACTGGATGGCGAACGTACTCCGAGAACCTATGGGCAAGAGCATGACGGCCCCGGTTATCATCGGCAAGGAAGGGGCGGGCAAGTCGCTGATGGTGTCGTATTTTGGTGCGATCCTAGGTCCTGCCTATACGGTTGTGACGCAGGACAAACACTTGATCGGGTCGTTCAATCGGCATCTGGCCGGGACACTGTTGCTGCATTCCGAAGAAGCTCTCTACGGCGGGGACCGGAAGCACGCGTCAGTAATCCGTTCCCTCATCACCGACGAATTTCGTATGTTCGAACAGAAGGGCCTCGACGCGAAGAAAGTCAACAACTACCTGCGTCTGATTATGTTGTCCAACCTGCCACACGCAGCCCCGGCGATGCCGGGCGACCGGCGCTACACCGTGATATCGATGGGGGAACGCAAGGCGCATGACGCCCTGATCGAGCAGGTGGTGCAGGAGAAGATGACCAACGGCCCGGCCGCGCTGATGCACTACCTCCTTAACGAGTTCGATTACGACCCCCGGCTGGCCCGCAGGAACATCAAGAACGAATCGCTGGCTGAAATGAAGACCCACAACATGACGCCGCTGGAAGCGTGGTGGTACGAGGTCTTGAGTTCCGGCACGCTGCTGCCTGACCAGTTGGCATGGGCGGCCAAGCCCGAAAAGGACAACTGGCCGGAATGCGTGGCCGGTCCGGCGCTCTATGCCGCCATGGAGACTTCGATGCGCAGCCGCAACGCCCGGCCGGTGCCGCACCCGGTGTCGTTTCCGTCGTTGCTGGAACGAATGTTGAACCGCGTCTTGTTCAAAGGCTCAAGGTCCTATACCAACGTGCTGGTGGGGGAAATGGGGGTGCCGCAGTCGTGGGCGCTGCTAAATTCCCGCATGACTTCGTACGTCAATTTTCCGCCCCTTTCCGAGGCCCGGGAAGGATTTGAAAAATATCTGGGCCAGAAAATAGCTTGGCCAACCGACGACGGCACGGAAAGTCGTCCGGACGAACAGGAAGGACCAGCGTACTGACATGCTAAATCCCCCACGCATTGACATCTGGACCGAGGACGCAATCGAGACGTTGCGCAAAAATTACCACAAGTATTCGGCCAGCCAAGTGGCCAGCATGATCCCCGGAGCCACTCGTAACGCCGTCATCGGCAAGGCGGCCCGGATGGGGCTTAGCCGCGATACGGGGGGCAGGATGGCGTCCCGACCCCCGGACCCGCAGGGCGACAAGTCGCAAATTATGAAGATCAGGCGGCGCGAACAGCGCGCGGCCAAGGCTACCATGGCCAGTACCCGGCTGGCCCGCACTTCGCTCGATGAACGCATCGGCGGCATGGGCAGTTTCAAGATGATAACGCAGACCGACATTCCGCTCGATCTGCCCAACATGTGGTGCGAGCCGGTGTCCATCGTCGACCGCAAACCCGATCAGTGTTGCTGGCCGCTCGACACGGAGCCCGGCGCGCAGCCCAAGTTCTGCGGTCTGCCCCGTCTGATGAACCCGCCTTACGGCGAGACCCAGTACTGCAAGTCGCATTATCTGGTGTCCGTCGCGCCAGTGTCGACGTACCGGAAGCCGCTGCGACAACGGCCGGGGGTTTTGATTTCGAATGGAGATCGCTAGACCCATGACCGATAGCCCCGACGATATCGTTGGCCACAAGACTTTCGACACGGGCGAGACTTGCCCGGAAACCGGCTTCCCAAAAATGCGCCACGAGCCGCTAACGCGCGCTGAGGGAGAAACCATTTGGGCCGCCTGCCAGCGCGCCCATGAGGATCGTGTGGCGCGAATGCCCGACGAGAAATCAGCGCTCGGCACGATGCACGACGCCTATACCCGTCTGAAGGATATGGGCTGGCGGGATGCAACCTACTGCCCGAAAGACGGATCGCACTTCCAAGCGATCGAGGCTGGCAGCACAGGCATCCACGATTGCAATTACCGGGGCGAGTGGCCCAATGGCTCGTGGTGGCTGTACGACGGCGATATCTGGCCTTCCCGACCAATTCTTTTCCGCCTCTACCCAGAGGATCAAGCCAAGGAGGACGCCCGCCGTGAGGAAGCACGCCAGAGATACGCCCGAGAAATACAAAGTGATAGCGGAATCGAACGGCCATAAATGGATGGACTGGCACGGCATGATTTGCTGTCGTGATTGTGGTCTCTTGCGCCGCCCGGCCGATGACAACAATCCGTGCAAGGGCAAAGTCGGAATAGCCCTGCGATCCTGACCGATAATCGAGGTACTTATGCTTCTCGTTCCTGACCCGCTCGACCCGAATTTCATAGACTTCGGTCTGGACCGAGAACACTACATCTATGGAGACGACTACGCCAACGTGGCCGCCCGGGTCGATGCCGACGACTACCAGTTCTTTTCGCGCTGGAGGTGGTTTGTCAAGTTCGACAAACGGGGCAGAAAGCAATACCTGTTCCGAGTTACCGACAATGGCCGTGGGGGTGGGCGACGGACGAAATCCATCTTTTTGCACGTCGCTATTCAGGAACGGGCTGTCCCCATCCGTCCTCCCGGGCACACTATCGTTGACCACAAGGATGGGGACAGCCTCCACTGCCGCAAGCTTAACCTGCGCTATGTCACGCCGTCGATGAACAACCTGAACCGGTTCGGTTCTTTCGCCTTAACGGAGCAATTATTATGACTGAACACACCGGCACGACCACTGAATCGCTGGCCATCTTGCAGCAGGAGCGCGTCAAACAAATCATGGCCGACACCGGCTGCAACTTCTCTGAGGCATGTAACAGGTACATCGCAGAGAAACAGGGGCTGCTGGTGTTACAGCCGACGCCTGTCGTGCCGGTGGGGAATGTCTGAACTCTACGCTCGCGTTCTGCTCTGGCATAAACTGGTCGCGCAGGTGACCGGGGGCCTCGCGTTGTGTTCGGCCAAGCGCACACTGCCGCGCGAGGAAGCCGGTCGCTGGCTGGCTACGATGCGGAACGTGGGCGACGACATCGAGGCCGTTCTGGCCAGACAGTCATTCGTACTTGACGACAAGGGACAGCGTCTGGTAGGATCGACGAGTGAGAGGGCCAGCGCGTTCTTTGACAGCAAGGGAGAGCAGCATGTAGCCAAGGAAACTCTAGGAGCGAAGAAATTCCCCGAACAGGCCGCCAGTGCAAACACCCCCCGTGCTGGCGGCCTTCGCATAGCGAAGAGAAAACAACAATGAGCCGTTGGTCACAGGCCCGCAAGGCAAGGCTCCAGAAACCCCCGCTACTCGACCCGGTCGAAGCGATGACGGTCCGCGTGGCGCACCGCATCTGTGCCATCGTGTACGGCGGGGGCAATGAAGGCTGCGTCTGTGCGCGCACCAAGCGTGGCCATTGCTGCGACAATCCGAAGCTAGCGGCGCAGCATGCAATGGAGGAAATTCTAAATGGCTAGGCCCAAGAATATGAATGTTATTCGCACTGTTCCGTTTGCGGAACACGGTGACGATTTCCCTACCCCGCCGTGGGCAGTGCGGGCATTCCTAAAGTACGTGGCCAGTATACCAAAGGGGTCTACAGTGTTAGAGCCCGCCTGTGGCCGCGGTTTTATGGGCGTGGCGTTTCGTGAAGCTGGGCTCAAGGTTCTTGAATACGACAAGACCCGACATACGTCACAGCACAAATTGGCGGATTACACGGTTAATGCGGCACGCTACCCCAAACACGATTTTGTTATTACTAACCCGCCATACAAACTGGCCAATCAGTTTACGCAGCGCGCACTTGCGGAAGCCACTAAAGGTGTGGGCATGTTGTTGCGGACGATCTGGATGGAGGGCGTTACGCGCCACGACGGATTGTTCGGTCCGACGCCGCCAACCACTGTGGCGGTCTTTTCGCGTCGTATGCAAGCGGCGCATGGCAGGTTAGTGCGGGGTGGAGGGGCCATGATGTCGCATTCATGGTTTTGGTGGGATAAAACGAAACCCGCAAGACCGGGCGAAACTCGTTTGATCTGGATACCGCCGACAGCACAAGCCGAACTAGACAAAGATAGCGACTATGGCTAGGCAGCAGAAGCGTCGCGAGTTTACGCCGCAGGAAAAGGCGGACCGCGCCCTGATTTCCGTCATGCGCGACTGGCCGCTCAAGCCGGGCCAGATGTTGTTCCTAGGTCCCAAGTCCGTGGCGGCGCTGACCAGCGACGAGGGCTACGACCCGCGCAAGCTGGTCGACAAATACGTACTTGACAGAGAAGAGTGGGCGTGCTAGATGACCCCCAAGCAACTCATGGTCGCTGATGGCGCACCCAAGGCCCTGTTCTTGACCCCCGAACAACGCAATAAGGCATGGCAGGGCGTGCCGCTCCGGACCCCGGTGTTTGCGCAGATCGAAAAGCGCGACGAGGACGAGGCTACCAAGGCGTTTCGGGCGCAGATGGAGGAAGAGCGTCGCCAGAAGTCGCTGGCCGGAATTCAGCGGATGAAGAACCGTTTCGCTGCCAAGGCGATCGACTACAGCAAGATGCGCTGGGACGCCCGGCGCAACAAATTCGTGCCGATTGATGTTGGCACCCCCGGGTCCGTACCGGCAGTAAAAACGTCCCGGCCCGATAGCGCTGTCGCCCGGGTACGCGAGACTACTCCTGCCGGTACGGACAACTGGATTTATCCGGCCGCGCCCAAGTTCAAATTTCCGCCCAAGGCCACGGACGGCCACGACTGGTCCCGCATCACCAAGGACACTGCCGAGAAGATAGCCAAGTTGAATTCGGCTTGGAAACCTGAGTATGAAAAACTGAGGGGCACAGGTCGAATAGTTATGACTATTGGGAATATTTTGAAAGGCCGAGTTAAGCGCGGAGAGACAATCAAGTGGACTTAGTATCGCGACAACAGGCGAGGACTGACGGGCTCGCACGCTATTTTACAGACAAACCGTGCCCGAAAGGCCATGTCACTGAGCGGTATACGAGCAACGGCAAGTGCATAGAGTGTCTGAAAGACCCCACGCACAGACGTGAGGCTCAACGCAGGAACAGGCTACGGAACCCCGATAGGCGTAAAGAAAAGCAAGATCGGTTTCGAGCCAAGAACCCGGACTACCACCGTACAGACATGGGGCGTCGCCGAGAGGGGAACTGGCTTGCGGCTATAACCCGTCTTGGAGGTAAGTGTGCATGCTGCGATGACGACCAATTAGAATTCCTGCAGCTGGATCACAAGAATGGTGGCGGTACTGCGCACCGTAAGAAGCTATCGCTTGGGGCTTTCTATTATTGGGCTGCTACGGCCCCGTTGCGTGAAGTCAAAGCTATACTGCGCATTCTGTGTGCCAATTGTCACCATGCTATATCCACGAGGGGACAGTGCCCTCTACATCGAAGACTTAAAGGCAAAGGAAGCCATAGGCCCCACATAGGAGATACCAATGCTACACGTTCGTGACACGCTCCAAGCCGAACTGGAATTCTGGCTCAAGGTCGACGGCTTTATCGACTTTGTCTGTGGCGTCGCCATCATGGCCGGGGGCTCATTCCTCGTCGTGTGTCTGGTGTGACTTGGCCCTATTACAACAAGGGTGACCGGGTCAGGCTGTCGGAGGCTGGCCGCGCCAAGGGCAACCAAACCTACAGGGGCAAGCCGGTGCAGGACCGACTGGGTACGGTGGTCCGCGCCAACCGCAAGTGGTGTGTCATGGTAGTGTGGGACGGCAATCGTCCCACCAGCGGGAATTACTACCACTACAGCTTTCTGGAGCCAGCATGACTTCGCAACAACGCGCTGACGAATGGCTCGCCATATGGCGACAATTGCGGGCCATGGGCTACACTCCGGATCAGCGGGAACGCGTGATCCGCGAGGCTATTCTCGACTACCACGTTGATCGCATCAGGGCCGCCAGTACGGGGCTACGGAGACAGCGCAATGATTGATCGATATTCCTTGTCGGAAATGGCAACTATATGGACGGACGCGTCGCGCTACCGGTTGTGGTTTGAAATCGAAACGCATGTCGTGTCGGCGATGGAGGAACTTGGGACCGTGCCGCCCGACACCGGGCACAAGGTCGAAGCCTGCAGGCCCAGTTTCACTCCGTACCGTGTTGGGGCGATACAGGAACTGGAACGGGAAACCCGGCACGATTTCGTTGCCTTCCTGCGGGACATGGAACGGACTGTCGGGCCGGAACTTGCGCCGTTCCTGCATCGGGGCCTGACGTCGTCCGATATTACGGACACTGCGTTCAATCTGCAACTGGTACATGCAACGCGGTTGCTTATCGTGGGGGTGGCTCGCGTCATGTCCGCGCTTCAGGCCCGGGCGGTGGAACACAAACACACACTTTGCGTCGGCCGCACCCATGGCATGTATGCGGAGCCGACGACGTTCGGCCTGAAACTACTTGGCTTTTACGCAGAATTTCGGCGGGCGCGCACCCGTCTTACCGCCGCCATGCATGAAATTAGCGTGTGCGCCATTTCAGGGCCGGTCGGCAACTATTCCAATATCAACCCCCGCGTCGAGCAGATCGTGGCCCAACGACTGGGTTTGCGTGTCGAACCGGTGTCGACACAGGTCATACCGCGAGACCGGCACGCCATGTATTTCGCGACGCTGGGTGTGGTCGCGTCGTCGGTAGAGCGTCTGGCTACCGAACTCCGCCATCTGCAGCGTTCTGATGTAGCCGAAGTCGAAGAGGTTTTTGACGCCAAGGCGCAGGTCGGTTCGTCGGCAATGCCCCACAAGCGTAACCCGATTACGGCTGAAAACCTGTGCGGACTGGCCCGTATGGTGCGGGCTATGGTCATACCGGCGATGGAGAACGTGGCGCTGTGGCATGAACGCGACATTTCGCACTCGTCGGTCGAACGTCTTATCGGCCCGGACGCCACCGGGCTGCTAGACTACGTGCTGAACAGGCTGGCCCGGTTGGTGCAAAATCTGGAGGTTAATGCTGCACAGATGGCCCGGCCGCTGCTGAATGACGGCGTTAATTCGCAGGCCGTGATGCTGGCCCTGATGCAGGACGACATCGACCGCGCCACGGCTCACAGATGGGTACAGACCAACTCACCAGAGATTGAAAACCACCTGTCCCGGGCCGAAATTGCTCGACTGTGCGGGCGGGGGGTCAACACGGCCGCCATTGACGAGACATTTGAGCGGGTGTTCCGGTCTGCGTAGAACGCATGTCAAATATGCACTTGACAGCAGCTTCGGAATGTGGTTTAGTTCGGGCAGGTTTTTCGCCCGGGCAATTCCGCCCCTCACATAGGAGCTACCAATGCGCATTCACCACGCCACCACTGCCAAGGCCAAGAAGTTCGGCATCACCCTGACCGTCGAAGAGAACGAAGTCGTCGCCACCAAGGCGGGCGTTCGTCTGGCTTCCGGTCTGCAGGGCAACAAGGTCCTCGAAGACGCGATCACCAAGGCGACCGGCAAGCCCGCGAAGTCCAAGTCGGAACGCAAGGCCGCCGCCCCGGCAGTGGTCGACGCCTACGAGACTGCCTGCCGCGATGCCGGATGGCGCAAGACCCGCTGGGGTTTCAAGAACGACGAGGGCGACGAGACCGAAGCCACCACGTGGCAGGAACTGGCCGAGGAATTCGAACTGATCGAGCCGCACTCGGAGGAAGAAGCCGAGGCCGACATGGAGGACGGCGAGGAAGCGACCGGGGGCCGTTCGATTGTGAAATCGAAGTATAAGCAACTCTACAAGCCCCACAAAGATAAGTCAGGCGATGACTTGTCGTTTCAGATCAACAAGCACGTTTCGCGCGAGGATGACGCGGGCGACATGAAAATTAACCTCGATGCACTGAGGAAGTTTGCCAAGGCCAATGGATGCTGGCAAGAGGGTTATACTAATCTCAAGTCTCGCACTGGAGGTTGGAATGCTGGAATGGCCCGGATGAATGTGGCAAACCGCTTGCGCGCCAAGATCAGGCAGGCGAAGAAGGCAGAAGAGGAATTCGAAATCAAGTGGGCGTAACACGACCGGCAACCAAGATCAGTAAGCCCCGGGCGAAAGCTATGGGCTTACTGCGTTATTTGGTAGGGACGCCGTGTCACAAGGCGGGACACCTAGAAGGCTACTGGGTGTCGAATGATACGTGTGTTGGTTGCCTGCGGGCCAAAACTAGAGAAGCGCGCCAACGGCGGTATGTTGCCGATCCGGAACGTTACAAGCGAGAAGTCAAGGAATATCGGGCAGCTAACCCCGATGTTACCAAGGCTATGAAGTCCCGGTATCGAGGCCGTCGTAAAGGGGCCTCCGGAACTTACACGAGTTCCGACATTGAAGAACTTCTGGCCAGTCAAAATAGCTTGTGTGCCGGGCCGCACTGTGCTAAAAACATAGTTGATAGTTACACCATAGACCATAAGACGCCATTAGTTCGTGGCGGTTCGAACTGGCTTAGGAATTTACAACTACTTTGCCGTTCGTGTAACAGCAGTAAGTGGACCAAAACCCAGTCGGAATGGCTTCAATCATTGCAACGCCGACCCAGTAACAGGAGTTCCCCAATGGCCAAGACCAAGGATACCGCGAGCATCGCGGCCGACTACGAATACGGCACCACCAAGATTCGCAACAAGGACGGTACCGTCCGGACTTCGCGCGGCAATGGCGACGCAGTGGCCAAGGCCATGCTGCTGTTCACGTCCGGGGGCGGCGATATCACGACCGTCGTCAACGCGAACAAGCTGCAGGAGAAGATGGCCCCGCACATGAAGAAGAAGGGGCCGAAGGCTCCGGGCCTCCAGCGCATGACGCTGGGCGTGATGTTGCGGGCGCTGGTCCGCAATGGCACCCCGGTCAAGATCGGCAAGGAAGTCATCGAAAAGCTGTCGCAGAAGGTCGACCTGCCGAAGGTCGAGAAGGTCGAGCGCCCGGCGAAGAAAGCCAAGGCGGCGAAAGCGAAAAAGCCTGCCGGTGCGCGAAAGGCTCGCGCCCGGAAGGTCGATAATCAAGTCGCGGAAGCGGCTTGAGAGTAAGGGTAGCGTAGGGCGTACGTCGTCGACTTGGAGTTCGCCCCCGGCCCCCAGTTGATGACGGCCCCGCCTGTTGGGAATCGGCAGGCGGGGCTCCATCCCCGGGGCAACATATAGGAGATACAAGATGAAAATAGTTAATCGTTTCACCGGCAACACGATCATCGAAATTGCGGACCTGTGCGGGGCGGACCTGTTCGGGGCGGACCTGCGCGGGGCGAACCTGCGCGAGGCGGACCTGCGCGAGGCGAACCTGTGCGAGGCGAACCTGCGCGAGGCGGACCTGAGCGGTGCGAACCTGCGCGGGGCGGACCTGCGCGAGGCGAACCTGTGCGAGGCGAACCTGCGCGAGGCGAACCTGCGCGATGCGGACCTGAGCGGTGCGAACCTGCGCGGGGCGAACCTGCGCGGGGCGAACCTGCGCGGGGCGAACCTGATCGTCGGGGGGTTTCGGTCGGACGGCTATCAGTTTTTTGCCCACAAAACCCCTGATGGAGTGTTTATCAAGGCAGGGTGCCGGTGGTTTAGTTTGGTAGACGCCCGGGCTCACTGGGCCGAGACCCGGCGCGGTACACTCGAAGCGGAAAGTCTGGCTTTGGTTGACGGGCTCGAAGCACTGGCTAAAATTGCTGGGTGGCTGACGTGACCGTTTTTGCCGTCCACGAAATCAAATACGACGTGGCCCCGGCGCGGAAGTTCGGCGACATTCAGTACGTCAACAAGTTCTACATCCACGGCGACGAACTCGAAAACGTGGATGGTGACAACTACGTCCCCCGGGGCTGGCAGGCGAATCTCGAACGTTGTGTCGGCCGTTTCAACCCCGACGAAGATTACCTGCTGATCATCGGCGACGACCTGCAGCTACTGGCGCTGACCGGAATGCTGCTGCAGCGACACGCATTCGTGCGAGTTCTGCGATGGGACCGCCAGCTTCGCGAATACATTCCAATCCGGTTAGGTTCGGGGATTGCGTCGACCCGCCAGCCTGTGCTTTCGTCTGGCGCTCACATAGGAGACAGTCATGGCAAAGACCGCTACCAAAACTACTGCGAATACTGCGAAAAAACCCACGATCCCCGCGTCGCGTGCCCGGAATACCTCGCCCGACGACGGCTTGAAGCCAGTCGCCCCGCCCGCGACCCTGCCAAAGACGATAGTTAACGCGCTGCCGACCGGCGCGAAGATCGCACAGCATATCGCCGCCATCGAGGCGCTGCTGCCTTCGCTGCAAAGCGAACTGGCCGCCGCCAACAAGGCCGGGGCGATCCAGTTGGCTCGGGCGTTCGTGGTGATGCACCGGCTCAACGAGCGGATGCTGTCCGAGGAAAAGGCGTTTAAGCCTTTCAAGAACCTGTGGAAAGAGACCAAGGAACTTACTGTTCCGGCCTGTTTCGAACAGTCCGGCGTCGACAACGTCCCGCTATCGGAGGGCTTCCGCGTGGGTTTGTCAACACGGGTCGTGGCTTCCATTCAGCCCGGACAGAAGGAAGCGGCTTACAAATGGTTGATCGCCAACGATTACGGCGACATCATACAGGAGACCGTCAACGCGTCGACCCTGTCGAAGCTGGCTAGCGAGCTTCGCGAGAAGAACAAGGAATTGCCGGAAACCGAGTTCAAGGTCGCGGACTTGAACAACACATCGGTGACGAAGACCGCGTAACACCCCCGCCATATAGGAGCAAACCAAATGGCAAAGACTGCAACCAAAGCGAAGGCCCCCGCGAAACCGGCTCCGAAGCCTGCCGGTAAGTCTTCGACCGCCCCGGTCCAAACCGCCAAGTCACAGGCCGTGGCTACTCGGCAAGCCTCGACGGCCCTGTCCGAGGCCGAGAAGAACCTGCCCGCTCATATGCAGAATGACATGGGCATGGGCAAGGAGGCCATCGGTCAGGAAGACATGGACATCCCCCGGCTCAAGTTGATGCAGGGTCTGTCCAAGGAACTGACGCTGTTCGACGATCTGAAACCCGGCATGTTCTTCCACACCGCGACCGAGGCGGTGTTTGACGAGGCGATCCGCGTCGTCCCGATCCTGCTCGACAAGCAGTACATTCTGTGGCGTCCGCTCGAAGACGGCGGCGGTATTCTGGCCCGCGCGTCGGACGGTGTCCACTGGGCACCTTCGGCTGGCGAGTTCGAAGTCAAGCTGGACAAGAAGGACGGCGGCCAGAAGGTCAAGTGGAAGCTGGCCCGGACGGTTCAGGAATCCGGCCTTGCCAACTGGGGCACCATGAACCCCGGCGACACCAACTCGCCCCCGGCCGCGACGCTGATGTACAACTTCTTGCTGGCGTTTCCCGACGAACCGGACCTGATGCCTGCCGTGCTGACGTTCCAGCGCTCCAGTATCAAGATCGGCCGCAAATTCATGACCAAGTTGCGGACCGTCCGGACCCCGCTGTTTGGTTCGGTCTTCAAGCTGTCGTCGTTCATCGACCACAACAGCGCCAGTCAGGACTTCCACAACATCAACATCGTCGGCGACGGCCTCGTCGAGGACCCGGAACTGTACGACATGTACAAAAACCTGCATCTGTCGATCAAGGACAAGGGCCTCAACATCCGCGACGTCGACAGCCTGCAGGACGATGCGGATGCCAAGGGCGGTGACGCCGACGACGGCAGCACGCCGAATATGTAACCCGACACGGCGGCTAGTCTGACGATCCGCCGGATAGGGGCGACGTGGAGCCCTCGTTAAGGCTACGAAGCGTCGCCCTGCTTTCTTCTTCGGAGACTATCTGATGCCCCAACTTGAACCTGAACAGTACGCTGAATTTGCCCGCATCTTGGCTGAACTGGAGCCTGTCGTCGACAAAGTCTACGCCAGCGGACAGAACTTCGTCCGCGACCAGATCGAGCGTAACAAGACCTATGGCGAACGGACGCTGGTGTCGGCCAAACAAATGGACTGGCTCAAGAAGATTCACGACGAATTCGTCGGCACGGCAGAGCCGGGCGGCCCGAAAGAACTGCAAGGGTCTGATTTCGCCGGGCGCGGCGATCCGCGCTCCGACCGCGATATGGACGACGATATCCCTTTCTGACCATGCAGCAGATTACGGCACGGGCGCTGCGACAGGCGGAATGGAAGGTGGTCTACGAGTACAAGGCCGGGCCGCGCGGCGTGTCGTTCACCACCTATGCCTGTGATCGATTGCCCGGGCTGACGATCACTAAGGAAGTCCGGATGGTGCGCCGGGTGCGTACTTCCACGATCTACAAGTTTAACGGCAAGTCGACCGACAGTCCTACACAGGTGGTTCGGTATTGGAACGAAGCGGCCAAAAAATGGAAAGAAAAGAAGCAATCGGCCGGGGACTGACCTACTATAAAACTGGTCGTCCTTGTAAACATGGCCATCGCGCTAGACGCATGGCTGCGAACGGTTGTTGTGTTAAGTGTCATAAGGCTTTTCGGACCAAGACCATGAGCAAGGAACTAGCTGGCATAAAACAATACAAACTAAATAATAGGGCGGCGTATCTAGCCCATAGGGCCGTGTCCAACGCGTTAAGGCGGGGCAAATTAATTAAAAAGCCTTGTCGAACTTGTGGCAACACCAAGTCCCAAGCTCACCACCCTGATTACACTAGACGACTTGATGTCGTGTGGTTGTGCGCTAAACACCATTCGGAGGTACACCGTGCCCAAAACTAAAAAAACCAACATTGACGACCGGCTGCAGGTAGTCCTAAATCGGCTGGCGGACCCGACGCAGAAGGAACTGGCCTATGACACTGAAACGTCTGGTCTGGATTGGCGTGTCAATCACGTGGTCGGTCACGTTGTTACTTTTGGCCCTCGACCCGACGCTAGCTATTACGTTCCTTTTCGGCATGGCGGCGGGGGCAACGTTGGCGGGCATGCTGGGCCTCAGACGGCTACAGGCTGGGATGGCAAGCTTGCCCCCGGCGAGCAGGCGTTGCTTGATGGAGTATTTAAGCCGGGACGTCGCATCGTCGGGCACCATCTGAACTTCGATCTGAAATTTGTATATCGGTTGATCGGCACACAGGCTTTCGAACCGCAGTTCGAAGATACCATGATCAACGCGCCGCTGATCAACGAATTTGCTGGAAAGTTCAGCCTTGAGGCCTGTTGCCAGCGCTGGAAAGTGCAGGCCAAGAAGGGCCAGCAGATGTACGACCACATTCACGCCATGTTCCCGGAAGTCCCGGCCACCCCGGCCTCGATGGGCCATTTCTGGCGGCTGGCGGGCGGCGACAAGATCGCGGTCGAATACGCGACCGGCGACGGTACGTCGACATGGCAGCTTCGCGACGCGCAGATGGTCGACATCCGCGAGCAGGTGGAATTTCGCAGCGTCAACGGCACGCCACAGTATACGTCGCTGGAAAAGGTCCACGATATCGAGAGCCGGTTGATCCGGGTTCTGGCCCGGATGACCTGCAAGGGCATCAAGGTCGACGTCGGCTATTTCGAGGAACTGCAGGCCAGATTGAACGACCAGATCGCGCAACTCGTGGATAAGGATTTCAAGGGCCACCCCGATCAGGCGAACGTTTCGTTTCAGTCGCCGTCCGACGTGAAGTGGTTCATGGAAAAGCACGGCGTAACCGACTGGCCGATGACGCCGAAAACCAACAAACCATCATTTCCGGAAAGTTGGCTCAAGCTGTCGGAGCCGGGACGCAAGATCATTGCCGGGCGGCACGTCGTACACATGCGCAATTCGTTCATCAACCCGTTACTTGAAGAACACATCTGGAAGGGGCGCGTGCATACCACGTTCAACCAGATGCGTGGCGACGAATTCGGCACCATCATTGGTCGCCTTAGTTCAAGCGAACCGAACTTGCAACAGGCCCATAAGCGCGACCCGGAACGTGGCCGGATGCTGCGCGGGGGCTTCCTGCCGGACGACGGTATGGTCTACGCCGAGGCTGACTACCGCCAGTGTGAACCCGTGCTGCTGGCCTATTTTTCGCGTTGCAAGGTGTTGCTGGACGGTTTCCGGGCCGTGCCCCCGGTCGACGCACATTCTGCCGTGACGCGCGCCATGAACTTGTCGAAGGGCTACGACACGTGGGACGACAAGCAAAAGAAGGCGGCCCGCGAAAACGGCAAGCGCATCAACCAGACGCTTATTACGGGCGGTGGCAAGGGCGTCATCGTCGAGCGTTACGACGCCGACCCGGCCGAAGTCGACCAGCAATACCGCGACTACTTCCGCGCGATGCCTGAAATCAAAGTCACGCAGAAGAAGACCGAACGGCTGTTCAAGCAACGCGGCTACATGGTGACGCTACTGGGCCGTCGTTTACATTTGCAACGGCCTGACCGGGCGTACGTGGCACTGAACCGCATCCTGTCCGGGGGTAATGCCGACATTATCAAGTCCAAGATGGTTGAAATCGACGATTATCTTGAAAGTGTCGGCCGCCCCATCGACATGCTGAACAGTATTCACGACGCGCTCGACTTCCAATTTGCGCCGGACCATAGGGCGGTGTACAATGAGTGCATCGATATCATGCAGCGATTCGGTCCGAATGATTTGATCACGTTGGACGTTCCGCTCGGGGTGGACCACGACGAAGGCCCCAACTGGGCTGTTGCTACTTTCGGAGAAGAGAAGAAATGAACGGCCGACCCGACATTCGCGCCCATCGCTTCGAAGTCTACGAATGTGGCAACGTCGACTGCGGGCTGCACTTCATCATGTACGGCAGTGACAATGCCTTGCTTTGCGAACTGGTCATATCGCAGGAAGGGACGTTGAGCCTGATCAAAGCGCTGCAATCGTTCCTGTACGACAGAGCGACGAGGAAGATATGATCACGCATTGCGGCCGGTGCCACGTATCCTACGACGACGAGTTTCGTTCGACGTCGTGCCCCCATACGACGTTTCCGGCTAACGATGGCAACAACGCGTTCCGGCATCGGGTCGAAAGCGCCGGGCCGAAGTCGGATGGTCAGCCTTGCCCCAAATGTGGCGAACAGCTTATCATGGGTTTCGGTCTGGCGGGCGGCGGGTTCGGGCCGTACACGATGTGTCCGACCGGGTGCGCAGAGGGTTTTCAAAAATTGGAGGACCCTTCTGGTGCCTCATAAAAACAAAGAAGATAAAGCGCGGTACAACCGCGAATATTATCAACGCAATGGAAGCAAAATCCGTGCGCAGGTTAAAAACTACCGCGTTTCAGACTTAGACCGATACCAAGCACGACAATCTAATTGGTACGCTAATAATAAAGATCGAGTTCGGGCCGCAAACCTAAAAAACCATCTGTCCCGTAAATACGGCTTGACCGTCGAACAGTACGAAGCTATGTTGAAGGCGCAAAAATATAGATGTGCCATATGCGGTGGGAAGAACGCTAAGAACCGGTTGGCTGTAGACCATTGCCACGACACAGGCAAGGTCAGGGCTCTATTGTGCGATCCATGTAACCAACATTTAGGGATTTTCGAACGAAAGCACAAACAATTCGAAGCCTACCTTAGGATACACAAATGAAAGAATTGTTTTGTCAGAAGCTTGTTATTGAAGCCGTGACCGAAGCCGACGTCGGGGGTCAAGGGCTCCAATTCAATAATAGATTCATCATTGGTGTCACCGACCTGCTGATTGCACTGCCGGGCGTGCAACCGATGATCCTTGAGGCCAAGCTACATTCGTTCTCGGAACGGACGCTCGAAAACGGTCACCAGATCGCCGATATCGGTTGCACCAAGCTGCAGAAGGATTATCTGCGCGACTGGGGCCGGGCCGGGGTACTTACGGGCGTGGTATCGTTCATTCTGCCCATCGGCGGTAACGTCGGCGACCTGATGATGGCCGTGGTGCCGTACGTCCGCATGGTCAAACAGAACTGGTCGATACACACTGACGTCCACACGCCGCTCGGAGGCAAGGACGAGCGGCTACCCAACATCAGGCAACAATTGAAGGACTTTGCAAATGGCTGATATCGTCGAGGAAATCACCGCCGCCCGGGGCTCGGTTTACGGACCATTCCTGCACAATGGTATCGTGGCGCAGGGGCTCAAGGCCGTGATGCGCAACATTCCGGACCCGGACAACGAGGGGCGGCACTGGCATAACCTGCCCGCCGATGTGCGCGAAGGGCTCGATTTGATCCAACTCAAGGTGTCGCGTATCGTGACCGGCGACCCGGAGTATCTCGACAATTGGGACGATATCGCGGGATACGCGACCATCGTGGCCAAACGCATTCGTAAGGCGAAAGGGGTCTGAACATGTGGGTCGTCGTCACCGCCAAAATCGACGCGTCCGGCAAGAAGACCCGCCAGATGCGTGTGAATTTCGACAACGTCGTGTCGTACGGCCCGGCTGAAGGGTCCCCCTGCATTCTGCTCTGCAACGATGGGCAGGCGTACCCGATTATGGAAAAACCCGAACAACTGGACAAAATCGTCATCGCAAGCACTGTAACTCCGGTCAAAGGAAAGTAGACTATGTTAGAATTTTTCAAGCGTCAGGGCAAGGCCTCGTTTCTGCTCGGCGGTCAGTGGGGTAGCGAGGGCAAGGGCGCGGCGGCGGCCTTCGTGGCAACGCATCTGGCGGAGCGCGGCGAGGCGTTCGATATCGTAACCACCAACGCCGGGGCGCAGGCGGGCCACACCAGCACCCACGACGGCGTCACTAAGGTGGTGTTTCATTTGCCGACTGCGTCGCTGTATCATGGGGGGCTGCCGGTCCGGCCACTGTCGTACCTGAACGCGGGCAGCATCATCGATCCGGATGGATTGTTGCGTGAACTCGACGAGAACCCGGGCGTCATTTTGAACTTTGCTATCCACCCCAACGCCGCTATCATTACACCGGAATGCCGGGACGCCGAAATGCGCGACGACAGCGCGCAAACCAAGATCGCCAGCACGCGTAAGGGCGTCGGCGAGGCGCTGTCGCGCAAGGTTCTGCGGTCCGGCCTGACCGCCAAGGACCACCCGGTGTTGTCGCAGTGGGTCCGGCGTCTGGACCTTAACGATGCAATGCTGCGCGGCTCGTCGGTACTGGTCGAAGTCCCGCAGGGCCACTCGCTGTCGATTGACGGCCCGTTCTACCCACACACCACCAGCCGCAATTGTACCGTGGCCGCCGCGATGTCGGACGCTGGAGTTCACCCGCACTTCTATCACCAGAGCATGATGGTGATACGGACGTTCCCGATCAGGGTCGGTAACATCGGCGAAAACAGCAGCGGCGGCCATTACCCCGACCAGCACGAAATCACGTGGGAAGACCTTGGCGTCAAGGCTGAAATTACCACCGTGACCAAGCGCGTGCGCCGGGTGTTTACGTTCTCGGAACAACAGGTGGTCGAGGCCATTGCGCAGACCCGTCCTGCCGTGATCTACTTGACTTTCTGCGATTATTTCCCGGAGGACAAGCGGGGGTTTGCTAAATTGATGGTCGACCGACTTCGCACCATGACGCATAGAATCGGATCGGTGCGCCATGATGGGCCGGAAATTCTGACCCAGTGGGGGCCGACGACCAAGGACGTAGTAAGAGGGGAGGACCTATGACCACAAGAGACCCTAGTTACGAGCCGCTTAGCGATGCGTTCCTTGTGGACGCCCGCCGTGAAGTCGCGGAGTTCGCCACGGCGATGGAAGCCAAGCTCCGCAAGAACTCGCACAAGACACATTGGCAGACCATGCCCATCGAGGCGCTCCGCCGTCTCATGATGCTGGAGATCGAAGAGTTCAACGTGGCGCGCGAGTTCTTCGGCCCGGACGAGGCCATGAAAGAACTCGTCGACATTGGGAATTATGCGATGATCCTTCGCGACCGGTATCGTATCGAAAAAGAACGCAGGTCTGCGTTGTCGGAATTCGCCACCACCGAACTGACCGGCCCCGTACCGGCTTTGAAGCGCGAGGGTTTCTCCCGATGAACTACCTTTTTCCCCCAGAATTTCGAACCGCCGCCATCGTCCCGCGCTGGACTATCGTCCGCACATTGGCTGCCGACAACGTCGCAACGCATTCGTTCTTCGTCGGCTACTATGCGCTCCAGATCGCGCGACTGTTGCAATGGGAGGGGCCGCTGGCCGACCTGATGTTCGTGGCGCAGATGCACGACATCGAGGAAACCATAACCGGCGATCAGGTGTCGCCGGTCAAGCGGGCCATCATCGACGAGCAGCGTTCTGCCAAGTTCATTTCAGACCAGATGAAGGTCCGGCTGCCGCTGATCGAGGCTCAACTCGAAACGATCATGGAGGGCCACTGGGCCACCAACATCGAGCGTATCGTCAAGGTCGCCGACAAGGTCGACGCTGTTCTATTCTTGATCAACGAACAGCGGATGGGCAATGCCGTACTGGCTTCGCTGTATGGCGATGCGCTCGAAAACCTCGTCATCGCGTGGCATGCGCTGGGCGAGGAACTTTACGGTGACAGCCCCACGTGGGACCAGCACAACCACCAAGCCCTGTGGAACAACGAAATCTACCCGGCGCTGCAGGCACACTGGAAGCACGGCGGCGTGGGGATATAGCGGATCATGGGTGTCAACCGGACGCGACGCGGATAACCAACACGCCGGTTTTTCCGGTTTCCCGGCGTGGTGCACCGAACTGGCAGACGGAGGGTTCAAAGCGTCCCCATGACTAATTGGCACCTTAACCACCGCGTTCACGGCAACAAGCCTCGCGCCGTACAGGCCGAGGCGATGAAACGCGGAACCGGGCACAAGAAGTTCGGTCAGTTCCTAGAACAGGGGCTGGGCAAGACCGGGCTTGCCCTGAACGAGTTCATCGCTTCGGATGACAGCGAAATCAACATCGTGATCGCGCCGAATTCGTTCGTGGGGGACTGGGTACTGGCCCCGGACGAGTGGGGCGTGCCGTGGCTCAAGACCGGGCTTCGCCGCCGCGACCCGTTCCCAGCCAACCATGACCAGTACATGCTGTACGCCGTCAACTACGAACTGGCCCGCGAGAAAGAGTACAATCGCCAGCTACAGAGGCTGATGGAACAGCGCCGCTGTATGTTGACCATCGACGAAAGCACCGCGATCAAGAACCCCGGGACTAACACGTTCAAGGCCGTGATCGAACTGACCAAGCGCGCGGTCGAAGTCCGCGAACTCAACGGCACGCCGCTGACGCAAAACGTGTTCGACTACTATGGCCAGTTGCGCGCGCTGGGACAGCTTAACGGCATGGAGCCCACGGTTTTCAAGAACCGGTTCGCCGAAAAAGGTGGGTTCATGGGAAAACAGATCGTCGGCACCCGTAACGAGGAAGAACTGGCGCGAATATTGAATTCGTGCACGTTTCGTGCGCTCAAGAAGGACTGGCGCAAGGACCTGCCCCCGAAACAGTACGTGCCGGTGCACCTTGAAATGAGCAACCGCCAGCGGCAGCATTACGCCCTGATGATGGAAGAATTCTACACCGTCGTTGTCGACACTGAAATCACAGCCAACATCGTGTTGACGCAGATGGGCAAGCTTCGCCAGATTTCAAGCTGCATGTTGATGGATGACGGCAAGCACTGGTTCTTTGAGGAACCTAAGAACAACCCGAAGCTGAACGCGACGCTAGACATCATCGGCACGTCGCCGGGTAAAGTCATCGTTAGCCATTTCTACCGGCCGACCGGCGACATGCTGTTCGACGCGATGAAAAAGGCCAAACTTAACCCGGCACGCATCCGGGGGCAGATGAAGCCGGAAGACGTGCTGGAACAGAAGCGCATGTTCAACGACGACCCGACCTGTCGCGTGATCGTCGGGCAGCAGGAAGCTACGGCCCGGGGCCACACGTTGATCGGCAAGGGGCTGGGCAAGGACCGTTGCCAGACTATGGTATTTTTTGAAAACGACTTCAGTTACTACTGGCGCTCGCAGATGGAAGATCGCAACTACGGGCGCGACGAAGCCGACATCGGGTCGACAGTATACGACCTCGTGACTTCCCCGATGGACCAGACCGGCGTCGACATCTTGACGAGCAAAAAGGACCTTGCTCAAATGATGGACAAAATCGTCGCACAGGTGAGGAAAGAACGGAAATGACCCACACGCCCCCTCCCCACGCCAAGGAACACGACGAACTGATGCAACTGCTTGCCAAAGCCACGGAGCGGTCGCAGCGTATCGGGGCCGTCATACTGGTCACCATTGGCAACGACGGTCGGCCCTGCGTCG